ACTGACTCATCCTGTAGCATTCTTATGTGCGTTACAGGTACAATGTCTCTTGAACCATCTGGGTATTTTAGTCTCGCTTTGTACCCGCTGGGGCTTTCGACTAATCCTAAAACTTGTGCATGCTTGTGCTTTCCTACTAGAACCTTACATATTCTCATACTTACTCCTTAAGATTTTTAGTGCAGATTTTGGTGCTTTCTCTAACCCCGCTAGGGCTTGAGGTAAAACATCCATTATCTCTGCTAGTTCTTCTACTAATTCTTGCTTTGTTATTGGTTTCTCACCAGTTTTCGTTGTGTATATAGTTTTCCTATATACTCCTTCTCTACTTAGTTTTCCTATAATAGATTTTATACTCTTATCTAATTCATCTGCTAGATTTTCTACTGTTTCTCTCGTAGGTTTTTCACTGTATTCATCTACCATGTATTTGACTTGTTCTTCTGTATAATTTACAGCCATAGGTTGTCCTCCCATTCTCTTACCATGAGTTTTACTGCTACTGTGGATACACCCCATTCTTCACTAGCAATTCTTATTGCTTCTTCAGTTCCCCACTGCTTTTCCCAAGCATAAAACTCGATTTCTCTTTCTTCCTTAGATGTAGACATAATTTTTCTTCGGTTTATCACTATTTTTACGAACATACTCTCGAATTAGTTCATCTCCAGTCAATTTTTTACCAAAGTAAACTACTTTCCCATTGTCTAGTCGTCTTTCTATTAGTCCTGAGTTGTAGGTAATGTCCACTACAGACTTACCTCCCTCAGTATCTTCAGGTCTGCTATCATACCACATCGAATTCAAACTATGTGCGTGTATGTTAGCAGTTCCTTTTGCCCACTTCTCTGCTTCTATGAGAAGTCTTTGTCTATCTACAGCATCGCTATACTCAGTCATCTTTTAGCACTCCATTCTCGAAGAAACTATAAACTAAGTCGTCCATGTACTCCATTGCTGTCATTTCCAGTTCTTCACTGTATGTATCCCAGTCAAAGTCATCTTCCATATTAAAGTGTTTTTCTACTTTTTCAGTAAGTTCATCACCATTCAGTGTGTTCTCATCAGATGCAGTATACCACTCTCCGTCTTCGTCTAAATATGTTTCAAAATAATCTACTCCAATAAAGTTTCTGAACTCATCTTCATAGGTCATTTTTGCACTCAATTCTACTCCAAATCTATTACTAGCGTATGCAAGTAGATTTTCTACTAAGTATATTGGTTGAGACCACGCACTATATCCTGAAAATGCTGGATAACACTCCCAGTCCTCAATGTGACACCACTTTGCCCCTATATTATCACAATACCAGTTATAACTGTTTTCAATCCAACCATCTTCATCCTCTGTTCTTTCAATTTTTAGCATGAATGGTTGATTATGTAAGTCAACTAGGTCTTGTCTAGTGCAGTCTTCATCATTGTAGTTTTTATACTTTACTTCTTCTGTTTTCCACAGACAATTGAACTGTTCTTCAGTCAGTCCTTCTACTTCTACATTAAAATATACATGATTTGCCATTATATATCACCTTTCTCCCTGTTTTCACTTCTAAATACCTCGAAACCATTAGGATATCGCTTTTCGAGTTTGTTAATATTCTCTTGCATTACTTCCTCTGGACTATATCCAAGTGCGATACAACCTTGAATCCAATACCAGAGTACATCACCGAGTTCACGCTTCATATGAAATCTCTCATTTTCAGTTAATACTTTACCTTGAAAAAAGATTTTCTTCATAACTTCGGTAAACTCTCCACTTTCTGCCAACATACCAATAGCACTCGTCATAAGTCTACTAAAATGTATATTCTTATGTCGTGTTTGTAGTTGACTCAATCTAGCAATAAAATCGCCTGTGAACTTAGATTCTGCACTGGTGGTAGAGTCTACGAATTTACCATAATCATCTAACATCTGCAAACCTCCCTAAGTTCAGTTCTTCACTGCTAATTATTCTACCATCTGCTAGTTCGACATCCATCGCACCGCAGTTTCTTGTCGGACATTCCCAATGCTCATACTTTGGTTTAGTATCAGCAGGATATCGAATTGCTACTATCTTACTAGCATTTGCTTTCATGCCCACTTTATAATGTTTACTTGCCAATGTCTTTCACCTCACTTTTTGGAATTACCTGATAAGCACCCTTGTTATAAGCGATACTTACAGTATATTGTTTACTAATTTCTTTTTTATACTCGACACTTGGAGGAGGAGTATATTCGGTAGGTTTTGCACTGGGGTAAAATTTCTTATCCACAGGCGTTACCATAGCACCGCGCTGTTCCTTTGCCCATTTATATTCTCTGCGTTTAGTTTTACTCCAACCTATCGCTTTTTTACGCTTACGACCATGTCTGTCGTAATTCATACTACCTCTAATTATCATTATTATATCTCTCCTCCAAATTGATGCCGTTAATTTTGCAAAGTTTATTGAGTAATTCTTCATACTCAATAGTTAAATCGACTACTAAATCGTTTAAATCTTCGAGTTCCTGCAGCACAATCTTTATTTCATTTTCTTGTGCTACAAGCAACTCTCTAAGTTTATCACTTTCTGTGACCAGAGGAAAAGGGATAATCTTTGCCATTACCCTTTCCACCTGTCGTTTCTGTCATCAAAATACATATAGACTAGAAACATTGCTGTTAGAAGTATTACTGTTAAGTCCACTGTAATATACCTCCAAGCAGTATTAGTCCAAGCACTGTATATCCTGCGATTAACAGTGCCCACTCTAACGGACTGTCGCTGTCAAAATCGTCAAATATTGCATTGAGAATTTTCTTCATTTGCCTTGCCCCCTGTATTTTTTGTATGAACGCTTTTTACTTTTGTTCATATTTATACTGAAAGTGCCACGACCATTTCCTTGTGATGTTTTCTTTTTATGTGATATATGCACATTACCCCATGCCTTCATTACACACTCTCCTTAGATACCCACTGTACCTTGATGCCTCGTCTAACGAGTTCGTTTAGACACTTTTGTCTTTGCTTCGGTTTTACACTTGATTTGTTAATCTCAGCGAATAACTCCTCTTTTGGTGTATTTTTTAAGTAAAAGTGTTGCACTGGCAGTTGTGATGCTGGAACACCTCTCTTATAAACTTTTTGTGATGGTTTAAATTTTGCTGGCATTGTGCCACCTCCTGTAAATAAAATTGTTAATATAAGTGTGGAGTCTGTCTCATACTCCACTGCCCAATCTCCGTTTGGGGACGCCACACTCATTAATCTAGGAAAATGTGGTTTCCTTTTTCTTTTGATACATATATTATATACGCTTTTTAAGTCTGTGTCAAGAACTATTTTTTGATAGGTAGGAAATTTTGAATGTGTACTTTATGTGAACCATAAAAAAGGGAGTAAGGCATGCCACGCTAAAGTTGTGTTGCTTCCTTACTCCCCAAAACGTTTTTGAGTTTTTGTTTAACCACTGTGGTGTCTCGGCATTTTATGACACACCTGTCACAGCATTGTAGTATCAGGGTTGATGTGATTTGTCGTATATACGCTTCCCTCTCTTTACTACTAAGTTGCTTACTGCCCCCAATGTCCCTACTACTCTGCTCCCGAAGGCGTCTGTGTGGGTTCTCTCTTCGCAGTTAAGCATGAAGTTCCTACTACATCTATCATGGGCGATGACCTAAGATGTAAACTTCTTTCCCCTCCTTATGCTACTTGCTTCGTTCAACCTATGCTCTCATTACTTGATGGTAATTTGCCGTTCTTATGGTAGTTCAAATTACTCGCACACTGAAGTTTAATTAATAGTGTTTCACGATAAGGTGCTTGGTTTGACAGTTAAAACTGAATCGCCCCAAGACTATGCTCTCGTTACATTCGCCGCGTTTTCTATTTATGTGGAACTCCTCGTCAGATTATAAGCAATGCTTCCTCTGAATTACTGGTATGAACTCACAAAGCGTGGTTTCGTCACTCTACCTGATGTTATAGTCGCATCTGGCGTCAATCACTGTGTAATTTACTGTTTTACTTGTGTAATTTACACTAATCCTCAAGGTTTTATACTGTCGACACAGTGCTGAAGGGGCGACTCCGCTACGCTACTTACCACCAGTGGACCATCTGTGCGAACACTCAGGTTTGGAATTACTGATAAGGGTAGTTGCTCCACTTTTTAACCGACCAGTTAATCGGGTATACACTCACTTTTCTTGCGTGAAATATCTCTGTATACGAGTATCAAACCGACGTACATTGCTCTCCTTAACGCGCCCTTACAATGTATAAAAAGCATACGGCGATATTTTATGTGATGCCTCACTTGGCGACTCCTTTTCTGGGCGAGTGCCATTCCGTAATTATTCCTTTGTGCCGAATAATGTTGCGTTGGTTGTCATTCTTTCTTTTTTGAATATAAGTATATTATACCCAATGTTTAACCTCTTGTCAAGAAAAATTTTGAATTATTTTCTCGAAGGTGGGGTTGAGTGAACAGTTAATCTAGTGTTGCTACCATCAAATTGGTCTGTTATCACTCCTGACACTCAACCCAAATGGGTGTGTTGAAAGTTCCTCGTTGCTTTCCCACTCAGTTGATGATAAAATCTCGGTCGGTGGTTCTGTTCGCGTTGATTTTCCTTTGCGTTTTTCCCATTTTTGAATATAAATATATTATACCCACTTTTTTCACTTTTGTCAAGAAGAAATGTGAATTATTTTCTCAACTTGGTACTCCGTAGCAGAGTCGAACTGCTGTTGCATGGATGAAAACCATGTGTCCTAACCACTAGACGAACGGAGCGTGGTCATTTTGAGAAGGGCAGAGATACTTTACAGGTCAGGACTCGAACCTGCTACTTTCCCATTGGATGTGCTTCCGTAGACACTTCTGTAAAGTAGATACCCTTTTCAAAATGGATTACTTAGGGTAATCACTCCTTGACGATTACTGAGCGATTGCGTCAACCAATCTTTGTAGGTCTTGCTTACCTGCTTTGACAAGAGTAGGAAGTTCGATACCGAAGTGTTCTTGAATTGTTGACACTAACTCTGCTTTAGCAACTACTGGTTCGCCAGATTTAGTTGTTCTAGGTTGAGCAATGTAAACACCTTCTCTTGATAACTTTGCTATGATACTTCTTGTTGTTTTGCCAAGTGTAGAAGCAAGTTCGTCTACTGTTTCCCTTGTAGGGTTTTCTGTGTATGCTGCAGTCATTTGTGCAACCATCTCGTCTGTATAATTTTTTGCGTTTGCCATTTTCTTTTTTCTCCCAAATAAAATAATATTATATACGCTTTGTTTAGTTTTGTCAAGGAATTTTTTGAAAAACTTTGAATTTTTTTGTTTTGATTTTTTTATTTTTTTTTTCTTTCGTTT